CTTTAGGTAATAGAATTTTTGAAATAAAATTTGTAGAACATGAAAAACCTTTTTATCAATTAGGTAAAAATTATGTCTATGAACTTCGTTGTGAACTCTTTGAACTTGAAGATGAGTTGGGTGGTTGGAATCAACTTAGCACCACAACAGAGGAGATTGATGATGCTCTGGTAGATCAAGGATATATTACTTCACTTAAATTAATATCAAGTGGATCACAAGCAACTTTAGGTGTGTCAACAGCAACTGGATATGTTAGAAAAATATTCTTAAATGAAGACGGATATAATTATACGGAAATACCAACTGTTGCAATAGGAACTGCACCTTCAGGAGGAACAAATGCAACTGCTGTTGCAATAACAACATCAATCAATGGAGTTAATTCTGTTAAAGAAATATTACTCACAAATCCTGGTGCTGGATATACCGTTACACCAACTGTTACTATTGTTAGTGCTGCATCAACTGTTCTTGGTGTTGGATCTACATCCTATGGTGTGGGTGCTGCTGCAACTGCGTTAGTTGTTACAACTAGTGCTGGTATTGGAACTGTTACAATTACATCAAATGGAGATGGGTATCCAACAGCACCAAATCTATTCTTTACAACTCCCACATCTGGAGTTGGAACTGCAACGGGTAGAGTATTGGTAAGTGCTGCTAATACTGTAACACAAGTTCTAATCTCCGATGCTGGTATTGGATACACTAGTGGAACTGGAATTGCAACAATTTCCTCTCCACCTGTTGTTACAGGTATTGGTACTTACCAGTTCAATGAAGTTGTAACTGGATCAATTTCAAATGCAACAGCAAGAGTCAAGTCTTGGAATGTAACTACAAATACATTGAAAGTGGGAACAACAAATGGAACTTTTGTTGCAGGTGATATAATAACTGGAGCAGGTTCTTCTGCATCTTATACAGTTGACTTTATAGAGTCTGCAGAATTTGCTGATAAATATGATAAAGGTGATGAAATCGAAACAGAAGCTGATGCAATTATTGATTTCTCAGAAAATAATCCATTTGGTACATTTTAATGTTAGGAACTTATTACTATCACGAAATAATTAGAAAGACAATTATTACTTTTGGAACACTTTTTAATGCTATTAGTATTCGTCATGATGACGGTGCAAGTAATACTTATAGTGAATTGAAAGTTCCTTTGGCATATGGACCTTCGCAAAAATTTCTTGCAAGATTAGAACAACAGGCAGATTTAAATAAACCAGTTGGAATCACTCTTCCTCGAATGTCATTTGAGATGAACAATGTTTCTTATGATCCATCAAGAAAAAGTGGTGTCACACAAACATTTAAAACGTCTGATGGAACTAATGTTAAAAAAGTTTTTATGCCAGTGCCTTACAATATAGGATTTGAGTTAAACATATTGGCAAAATTAAATGATGACGCTTTACAAATTATTGAACAGATTTTGCCATATTTCCAACCATCATTTAATTTGACAGTAGATTTGGTAAAATCAATTGGAGAGAAGAGAGATATACCAATAGTATTAGATAGTATTAATTTTCAGGATGATTATGAGGGTGATTTTTCTACAAGAAGAGCACTTATATACACTCTAGGATTTACTGCAAAAACATATCTATTTGGTCCTGTTGCAGAATCTACATCAGGACTTATCAAAAAAGTTCAGGTTGATTATGCCACAAACACTGATACTCAAAATGCAAAACGTGAAGTTAGATATACAGTTACTCCAGATCCTATTGATGCTGGACCTGATGATGATTTTGGATTCAGTGAAACCACATCATTCTTCTCTGATTCTAAATCTTACAGTCCTACAAGGCAAACTGATATCTAATGACTAACTATGATCCTATTGACGAGGCTTTGAATATAAAGTCCGAAATTATTCCAACACCAGAGGATGTTGTTTCTAAAAAGAAAAATCAAATTAAAAAAGTTGAAGGACAAGATGTAGGTAAAGATTATGATTACACAAGAGGTAATTTATATTCATTAATAGAAAAGGGACAAGAAGCAATTAATGGTATCATGGAAGTTGCTGGTGAGACTGCAAGTCCAAGAGCATATGAGGTTGCAGGACAATTAATTAAGTCAGTTGCAGACACAACTGATAAACTCATGGACTTACAAAAAAAAGTTAAAGAGGTTGAGGAAGATGCAAATAAAACAACAAATAATGTTACAAATAATGCACTATTTGTTGGTTCCACTTCAGAATTATCAAAAATGCTGAAACAAGGAATTCTAAATAATAAAGAGGCACCGAATCCAAAGAATGAAAAAGTGTAAATCTGGATACTATTATTGCAACACTGATAAGAAGTGTAAACCAATTCCAAAGGGCTATCGCATCGGTTATGGTGGTTATTTACGCCAAGAAAAAGACGATGATGATACCAACGGTAAGAAAAATGGTAATGGAAGTAACGGAAATGGTAGCGGAAATGGTAATGGCAATGGTGGTAACGGAAATGGCGGTGGCAACGGCGGTGGCAACGGCGGAGGAGGAATGAGTGAAGGATCATTGCATAAATGGTTTAAGGGTTCCAAATCTAAGGATGGAAAAGGTGGTTGGGTCAACGTCGTTACGGGTGGAACCTGTGCCAGTGATGAACCTGGTGAAGGAACACCTAAATGTGTATCCTCTGCAAAGAGAGCAAGCATGACAAAGGCAGAAAGATTATCTGCTGCACGTCGCAAAAAGAAAGCAGATCCTGGTCAACAATCTAAAACTGGTGCTGCGAAACCAACATACGTATCAACTGATAGCCCAAGGAAAAAGAAAATGAAAGAAAGTTACTCTGATTGGAGAAATGAAATTGATGAAGGTATAGTAGATAAAGTTAAGAAATTTGGAGAATATTTAGCACCTACTCCTGGTAAAGGAACATCTAATGAACCATCTGTAGCAGCTGGAACTAGAACACCAAAGTCCACTCACATGTTTAAGCATGTTCCAAGTATGAATAAAGATGGTACAACAGGACAATATGGAAAAAAAGGAATTACTGCTGTAAAACAAGGAGCAGAAAAAGGTATAAATTTTGCTAAAGATAAAGCAGGAGACTTTGCAAAAAATCAGGGAATGAAAGTTGTAAAGAATGTTGCAGGACCAGCAGCTGCTGGACTAGCAGTTTCTAAAGGTGTAGATAGTCTAATGAAAATGGGAAAGAAAAAACAACAACAGACAGAAGAGGTTGTTTCTGAAGCACAATATGGAAATAAATCTAAAATGGTTGGATCTGGTAAATTTGAAAAAGCAGGTGCTTTTGTTGGTGGTGCTCTTGGTGGGGCTGCAGGAGTTGCAATTCCTGATGGTCCTGCAATGGTTGCAGGTGAATTAGCAGGTGGATATGTAGGTTCTAAAATCGGTGGTAAAATTGGTAGACAGATAGATAAGATAGGTGCAAAGAAAAAAATGAAAGAAGAAGTCGTAACAGAAGCAGACAAAAAAGGTAAGGGTAGTGGAACGAAAGATGCCTGTTATCATAAGGTTAAATCAAGATACTCAGTATGGCCAAGTGCTTATGCTTCAGGTGCATTAGTTAAGTGTCGTAAAGTCGGTGCTGCAAACTGGGGTAATAGTAG